GGGTGCCTTGCGCGCCCTCGGCGACCGGGACCGCCGACAGCGCAGCGGATTTCTCTGCCGCCTCGGCGCGGGTGATCTTGGCGCTCAGATCCGCGATCTGAGCCTCCAGGCTGGTGAACTCTTGCAGCTGCTCGGCGCTGAGGTTGGTGCCGTCGGCTTCGAGTTTCGCGAGCGCCTGCAGCTTGGTGTTCAGCTCGGCGCGTTCGCTACGCAGTTGTAGAACTTTGGACATGGTGCCTCCTGGGCATAAAAAAGCCCGCACTAGGCGGGCCGGGTGACGCTGCCGCGAACGCGGTCAGAGTTGGGATTGGATCGCTGCGGCGCGAGCGCGCACTGACAGCCCGCCGTTGCCACGTGCCGCTCGGCTTTCAGCAACCGCGCGAGAAAGGTGATCAACTGCGTCCTGCGGACTTTGCAGGCGATCGGCCAAGCCAGCGTTGATACCGGTCTGGCCACTGAACAGCCCGGCCTGGGTGGCGATCACCTTCTCGACGGAAAGGCCGCGATACTCGGCCACCGCACCGACAAACATCTGGTAGCTCTCCTGCACGATGTCCTGCAGTACCTGCATGGACTGATCAGTCAGCGGCTCGTGAGGGCTGAGGTCGTTTTTGTGGTCACCAGCGAACACCGTGGTGACTTTCACTCCCGCGTTCTCCAGCATCTTGGAGCGATCCAGGTGCTTGGCGATTACGCCGATGGAACCGATACCGCTGGTCTGGCTCACCACGATTTCGCTACAGGCGGCGGCGAGCAGGTAACCACCGCTGTAGGCCGAGAAGTTCACCAGGCCGGTAATGGGCTTCTGCTGCGCCATCGCACGAATATCCGCTGCCAGCTCGAACGCCCCTACTGCGGCGCCGCCAGGGCTGTCTATGTCGAGCACGATGCGCTCGACCATCGGATCGGCCACGGCGGTGCGCAACTGGCGACGCAGCTCCTCGTAACTGGTCATCACCTCGCACATCTGCAGGTGAGCCGCACGGCTGACCAGGATGCCGCTGACTGGAATTACCTCGACCCCAGTTCGGCCAATGGCATGGCGGCGGTTATGCTCTTCCCGCTCCATGCGAGCGGCACAGTCGTCATCGTCGTGCCAGAGCTTTGCGCCTTCCTGCCCCTGCGCCTGGGCTCCGATGTTGACGATATTCAGGTGCATGGCCTGATTGGCCCAGGCAACACCGAGATCGAGCATTTCCGGCGTGATCAGCAGCGGCTGGTTGAACAGCATGCTGGCCGCTCTCAGGTGGCGTTTCATTGTTGGAGAATCCTCGCGATCTCGGCCTGCTGCAGCTCGAGCTGCGCACGCACGTTGGGGTTGGTCAGGTCCGAGCCCTTGCCTACGTCGACCATGTTCAGCGGCTGCAGGTACAGGTCGCCGCCCTCGACGGGTGGCATGTTCTCCAGCCGGCGAATGTCGTTCACCGAGAGCCAGCCCCATTGCCGCCCGATGGCGTAAGCCTCGTAGCGGCTCTTCTGGTCGCCGCGCATCAAGCCGGACAGGTTGAACTCGATGAAGTACTTGTGGCGATCCTTGGGCAGCAGGAAGTCGCGCATCATGGCCTGCTCATGGCGCTTGGCCCACGGCAGCAGGCCGAACACCACGAACTGAATCAGCAGCTGCTCGATGGTGTTGTAGTTGGCCTTCTCCAGGTCATTCACCATCGGCAACGGGATCTTGTAGATCCGGGCGATGTTCGTGCCGGTGAGCTTCAGGATGTTCACCACGTCGGCGTCGACGTTGCTCATGGAGATCGGCTTGAAGGTCATACCTTCCTGTAGCAGCGCCACCTTCTTTGCGTTGTCTATCCCGCTGTACTTCTCACCCCACTGCTCGATGATGCCGTCGATGCTTTTCTGATCCTTGATCGCCGGGGCCTCGCGGGGCCGCTCGATCACGCCAGAGACGGTGGCGCCGTTGGCGAACGACTTGCCGGTGTAGCGGGTGATGGCCTGGGCCATGCCGACCGTTTCGGCGTGCAGTTCGATGGGCGACAACCCGACGTAGTGATTCGTCGCCGTCCAGCGCACGTGGTGCACCATGCGCATCGGCACCGGGTCAGCGGTGCCGATGCGGTAATACGGCAGCAGGTCGGCGCCCTTGAGCACCTGCACCTTGTCATTGCTCAGCGGCCAAAGCGCTGCGACGTTGCCGTCATCGCGCCGATCGATCCATGTGTAGCTGTTGCCGCGCAGGCCGCACGCCATCTGCTCGCACTCCTTCAGCTCGAACGGCGTCTGGAAGCCGTTCGGCTGGTAGCGCAGCACGTCGTACAGCGGATGGTTGATGGCGGCGTCTCGCTGGCCGTTTGCCTTGCGCTCGTATACGTCCAGCGGCAGCTGCGCCAGGCTCTCGGCCAGCAGCGTGACGCAGTTGTGCAGGATGGGAATACCCAGCGCCGTCTCCGGCGTGATGGCTACACCGGCGCTATTGCCGCCGCCGGAGCCGAGCATGCCGCGCCAGAAGTCGCCGAACGACTCCAGCGTGCCTTGGCCCGGCTGGCTCGGCCCTGTGCCTCGCAGGCTCGAAAAGAACATGCTCAGCCCCCCTTGGGTTTCATGGCAGCCGCAGCGCGGTCCGCCAGCAGCGACCAGCCCAGCAGGCCGACACCAGCGACGATGTACGCGGCTGGAACATTGAGTTGGGCCACACCCGCGACCAGCAGGCCGAAGCCCACCAGCCCGGCGAGCCAGGAAGCGATCTGCAGTACGGTGTTCATATGCCGACGCCTTCGTCGTAGATGGATTTGCCGCCACCAGGCGGAACAGAGCCGCTGACGCCGGTGGCGATGACCGCCGCAACGATGCCGTCGATGCGGCCGTTGGATTTCGCTTTGTCGATCTTGCGGTTGTTCGCGGGGTCGGACGTGGTGACTGCATTGGCCGCGCACATGGTCAACACCGGGTTGCCGTCGTGTCGCAGGGTTTCCACCAGCTCGAGTTCGCCGGGGTCGACGTCGACGAGGTTGCCGTCTTCGTCCAGCTTCTGCGGAGGCATCCCAAGCAAGCGGCGCTCGAACTCGTCCACTGCCGGCCCCATGCTTTGATAGCCCTGGCCGAACGGCTCCAGCTCAGGCAGCAAAATGTCATGCTCTGCCATCAGCTCTTTCAGGTCCTCAATGCGCCAGCGGTCATAGCCGATCTTGCGGACGTCGAAGTACCCGCAGATCTTCTGCAGGCGCCGCAGCACGTGCAGCTTGCTGATAGCGCGGCCGGGCGTCGTCTCCAGATGCCGTTCCTTGATCCAGACCCGGTACGGCGCACGGTCGCGCTTCTCGCGCTGGTCCAGCTCGTGATCGGGAATCCAGAAGTACGGCAGCAGCCGCCAGTGCGGATCGGCCTCGGTCGGGTAGAACAGCAGCACGAATGACGTCAGGTCGGTGGTACTGGACAGGTCCAAGCCACCTACGCACGGGCGGTCGCGCAGCACCCGCATGGGCACTGGCTCTGCCGCGGGCAACCACACGTCGCCACCGATCCACGGGTTTTCCGCTGCGGTCCACTGGCAGAAGTTGAGCCGGCGCACCACCGCTTCCTTGGCCGGCAGCCCACGGGCTGCAAGCACCTGCTCGCGCAGGTAGCGGCGGCCGGGGATGCCATCGGTGCGGCCTTCCGGTATGTGGTCGAGTGACGGGTTAACCTTCGGCCAGCACGCCTCGTCCTTGAACGGGTCGTCGCCTTCATCCAGCGAGCAGACGAACGCGAAAAACGTATCGTCGATCGCCTCGCCGCGGCAGACGCGAACGCTTAGGTCGTGATACTGGCCGGCCACGCTGTTCTTGTCGGAGCCGCTGTTGGTGATCATTGTCACCAGCGCGCGGCGCCGGCTCTTCGTACCTGCGCGCATCATCTCGACGACGGCGGCAGTCTTGTGTTCGTGCACCTCATCCAGCAGGCCCATGTGTGGGCGTGGCCCGGACTGGCCTTCATCCGATGCGATGGCGCGGAAAAAGCTGTTGGTGTTCGGGTAGAACAGGTTCCAGATTTTCTCGTTGCGCCCCGACTGCTCGATCCGCGCAGCCAGCGACGGCGACATGTTCACCATCGACACGGCATCGCGGAACAGGATCATGGCCTGGTCGCGCTTGGTCGCCGCGGCGTAGATCTCAGCACGTTGCTCGCCGTCAGCAACCAGGCCATACAGACCGATACCGCCGATCAGCGGCGACTTGCCCGAGCCCTTGCCCGTCTCGATGTACGCCAGACGGAACCGGCGAAAGCCTTCTTCGGCATACCAGCCGAACAGGCTGCCGACGACGAATGCCTGCCAGGGCGCGAGCAGGAAAGGCGAGCCTTCGTAGTCGCCGCCGTTGAGGCGCAGCACGTCTTCGAAGAAGCCGATCGCGCGGTCGGCCTGGTCCTGCCGCCACTCTAGCCCGCGGGCTGGACCCAGTGCTAGGTCGTTCAGGTGCCGCTGGCAGGCGTTGCGCACGTCGGGGCCGGCGACGATCGAGCCGGCCAGCACGGCGTCAGCGAACGCCCTCACGCGGCAGCTAGCTGAAGTATTGGTCTGCTGCGTCTCTTGGTTCATTGGGGAACAGCTCGCCTTGAGGCGCCAGCG